TGAGATCCAGTTGTACCTTGTGAACCTGTTGTACCTTGTGAACCTGTTGTTCCCTGTGCACCAGTTGTACCTTGTGAACCTGTTGTACCTTGTGAACCTGTTGTTCCCTGTGCACCAGTTGTACCTTGTGAACCTGTTGTTCCCTGTGCACCAGTTGTACCCTGAGATCCAGTTGTACCCTGAGATCCAGTTGTACCTTGTGAACCTGTTGTTCCCTGTGATCCAGTAGCACCTTGTGAACCTGTTGTACCCTGAGATCCAGTTATACCTTGAGTGCCCTGTGCACCTGTTGTACCTTGTGTACCCTGAGATCCAGTTATACCTTGAGTGCCCTGTGCACCTGTTGTACCTTGTGTACCCTGAGATCCAGTTATACCTTGAGCGCCTGTTGTGCCCTGAGCACCTTGAACTCCTTGAGCACCAGTTATACCTTGAGCGCCTGTTGTACCCTGTGATCCAATTGTACCTTGAGCACCTTGAGAACCTTGTAAACCATCAGTACCCTGGGCACCTTGTGATCCAATTATACCTTGAGCACCTTGTAAACCATCAGTTCCCTGTGCACCTTGTATTCCTGTGGCACCTTGAGCACCTTGAGCACCTTGTAAACCATCAGTTCCCTGTGCACCTTGTATTCCTGTGGCACCTTGAGCACCTTGAGTACCCTGTAAACCATCAGTTCCCTGTGCACCTTGTATTCCTGTGGCACCTTGAGCACCTTGAGTACCTTGTAAACCATCAGTGCCTTGTGCGCCCTGTATGCCTGTGGCGCCTTGCGATCCTGTAATACCCTGAGCACCATCAGCGCCTTGAAGACCTTGCGCGCCTAAAATTCCTTGAAGACCTTGAGCGCCAGTTGTTCCCTGAGCACCTTGAGCACCTGTTATACCTTGACTACCCTGTGCGCCTATATTACCTTGAATGCCTTGAGTGCCTTGAGCACCAATTTCACCTTGAATGCCTTGAGTGCCTTGAGCACCAGTTTCACCTTGAATACCTTGTGAACCTATTGTACCTTGCGATCCTTGAACACCTATAGTTCCTTGAAGACCTTGTAGACCTTGAATACCAATTGTACCTTGAGGTCCTTGAAGACCTATAGCACCTTGAACACCTTGAATACCCTGAGGCCCTTGAGGTCCTTGAGGTCCCTGAGATCCTTGTGCGCCGAGAGCATCGTATGCATCGCTTAAGCGCCAGATAAGACCGTCACTGTGATATCGATTGCCGTCGTCAAGTTGTACCTGTCGACCTTTATAGTCTATAGGATTTAATGCTGCTAGATCACCACTGGTAATAACAAACAAACCGTCGTCAACTAATTGTTTGTTTGATAGAAATTTATTCGACATTATATGATACCTACACCCACATGCTCTGCCGAAGCTTGTTCATTAGCTGAAGCCCAAACATCACATGCTCCCGAAACGCTAGATTTTACCTGGATCGAATCGCCGTTTGCGGTTGCAAGATTTCTTTTGATTAGGGATCTTCCTTGTAACGGAATAGCTACACTCTCGCCTGCAGGAATAAGAGTTGCGCCCAATGCATCATTTACAACTGAAGCTGTATTTCCTTCTGCGATAAAACGAACTTCAATTATGCAAGAACCACCAGTTTTGTTTTTGACTATAAGTGGTGTTAGAAAGAATATTTCACCTGCTGCAATACCTCGAGAAGGATAAGAGGGATCTCTAGCATCAGGATATTGTGACTCTGAGGGATCGGGAACAGAAAAGTCTGGTGCTTCTGCGATTGTAACAAATGTATTAGGAACACTCTCGTAACGAATGTTTACAGGTTTACCTGTTGATGGTTGGCGACATGTAATTCTTGCCATTAAAATCCTCCAAATGTAATAGCTGCGCGAGTAGCTTCACGTTTTGTAGGTGCAATAAATCCGCGACCTCCCATACCAAATCTTGCGTCAATTGTGACATCACCAGCAAAGATAGCATTACCATCACTATCTTGTCCTGTAGCAATGACAAGAGCGCCATCTTGTTCTAAAATACTGTCTCTGATTGGCAATCTTGACTGTGCTGGTGGAATTTTAATTTGCCAAACACCAATCATGTTAGCTGTCCAAGTATGACCAATAGCCTCAATTCTACTTGGTTCAGTGCGTGTTTGTGGACTATCGATTGTGCTTTTTACCGCAATAGTGGCATTATTTACCATAGTCTGTGATGTGGCGTCTACACCAGTAAGAGCGTTAATTTGGTCTCTTATGTAATCATAACAAAACTTAAATTGTGTTTTCTTGTCGCTCGACAATACAGGATTACCAACAGCGTCAAACAATACCAATTGGAAACGTTCAATCATATCTGAACCACCACCACGCAACATTTCTTCAAGTGCTTTAATCCAAACACTACCGTCATATCGAGTGTATTCTTGATCATATGCGTCCCAAGCAGATATAGTACCTGTTGCTGTTAATGCTGTCCACATATTATTAATGATTGTAGTAGAGGCTGCCGCAACAGCGTTTGCAGCAGTTGTGTTTGGTGTCATTGTTCCTGATATTGCATAAGGAACGCCGATGTTGCGTGAACCTGATGCAACTAGCGAATAGTCACCAAACTGCGTAGAACAAGAACTGAGAATGATTTGACCACCGCTCATTGCTAAGAAGTGTTTGTGGGCCCACATAGAGATGGCGTTAACAGCGTTGATTAGTCCGCCATTCTTTGCACAATAACCAATACCATTGTATGTTACAGGTGTTGCACCCCATGTCATGATGTTTGGAAAGATCGAATATTGAGAACAAACAAGACCGTCTGCTATAACAACGCCAGGTCCTCTTGGATATTGTGGATTTCCATTTAGAGGATCTAGTTTACCTCCAACAACGCTTATAGGCTGTGAACATCTTACAGCACACTTATGAGCGTATGGTACGCGCGTGATGACTGCACCAGGTCTAAAACTGAATGCAAAACCTTCTGTAGGATCTGTCAAACTATTTAAGCGGAAATTCTCAATGATAAATCCTTCAACAAAACATCCTGATCCCATACGAAATACGTTGCGCTCTTCAAAGTTAGGAACAGGACGAATGAATACTGAACGATGGGCAGCTTGTACAATACAACCATCAGGTAAATCTAACCAACCTTGTGTGTAATAAACACCAGGTGATACTTTGATAAGAACAATATCGTTTCTTGCAGTTGCAACTGCAAGAGCTTTTTCTAGCGATGCAAAAGGAGAATATTCGCTTGTGCCGTCATTTGCAGTATCGCTACCTGTTGTAGAAACAAATAATGTCCTCGAAAGTGATGGAAGAGCACCAGGTAAACCAACATCACCAACATTTGTCCACATACCTGCACGACGAATCTGAAGAAAATCTGTTTCTTCATTATAGATAACAAGACCATCAGGAGGATTAGGAATAGCATCTCGCTCTGTTGTAGTCATTCGAGGGAACAATAGACCCTTGTCTCTTGCCCATAAGTCTAGAACGGCAGCTTGGCTCGGTTGCTGTATAGGAATTTGTCCTCGTGCACCCATAGCTGTAGAGCCTTGAGGTGTAATAGAGAACATAGAATTTGAATTGATTTTGAAATCGACTAGTTTAGTGTTTGCGGCATAAGAGATAGCATTGACATTCATGCCAATGCCAACAAACACATTCGATGTATTAGCCCAAGTCGCTCTTAAATTTGAAATAGGTGTTGGCATTAACCCTCTACCACGTAATACTTAAATTGATAATCTTGTGACAGAAGTCCTGTAAAATGCTCTTCAAGAGCTACAATATTTCCATCACCATCATATATAGCATCCGCCAGAGCCTGTTCCCATTCGTCAGGCTCATATCTCAAATCATAATCAAGAGTAATGTTAAATTCTGTAAGAGTGAGAGTTGTTCCAGTCTCATTACCTACAATTGTCATACCAGCTTGAAAATTTCCATATATATCATAGATTACAATTAGTCCGGTATCTGGATAGTAGTTCTTAACTCTTGCTTGGTTATTACCTGAATACACAAGCTCGTTCAGCTGCCATGTCATTTACCACCACCAGCTCTACCACCATAAACAACAACATCCATAGAGTGTCCTTTTGGATTAGTAGGACCGGTAGGATGTATAACAACGCAATCTTGTTTATCAGGAGCTGCAATGTCACCCATCGCACAAATCACAAGTTTACCTTGAATGTAAACATTCTTAGCGCCGTACACAGCTTGCAATTGACCTCCATCGCAGTGTGTATCATAATCACCTTCAACTGCCCACAATATACCATTCACTTTGACAGTGCTTTGTCCTGTAACGATTGTTGTAGCCTCACAAAATCTCTTATCGCCGTGACGATGGGCTCCTGGCATTTTATTCCTATGCTACTTTCTTTGGTCTTCCTCTGCCGCGCTTTACAGGCTGCTCATCTGGCTTCTGTACATCTTCAATTGCGAAGACGCTAATACCTGTTGAACCTAATCCTCCGGCACGATCTGTTTTTTGAATTGGAGCATCGAAGATTTCCCAAAGAATATATTCCTCTGATTTAATCATTTCCGCTTGTGCAATCCTATCTCCATTATTTATCGTCTGATCTACACTGGAATTATTTGCAAGCAAAACAAAAGTTTCTTGGACATAATCCGAATCGATTACGGCTTCTAGGTTTGCTAAAACAAGACCTTGCTTAAGTGATAGCCCAGACCTAGGATGAATTCGTACCGAATATCCTTCTGGAATATCAAAGATCAATCCAGTAGGCACTAGAATACGATCACCAGGCATGATCTTAATTGAGCCATTAGAAAGTTGCCTCGTTAATGGCGCATTGTACATATTGTATCCAGTATACTCAGTCTTGCCCGTAGATTGAAACGATAGATCGAAACAAGCTGCTTGTTTTGTTGCAAACTTAGGAAGATTGACGTTGGGATCTGTCTTAAAAATTCTCAAACGATTCATTATATAGCTCCATGTTAAGTTTTACGTTTGCCAATATTGTATTTTGTTACCAGATTCCATTCCGTCTTTTCACGGTGTGATATGATTTTGATTTGTGAAAGGGGAGCGACAGGAGTCTGGCTTTTAGCAGGATCAACAAGAATAGCCAATCTCCATTCTGATAGGAGATTGGCTATTGTATTCACACGACCACGATCCTCATCTGAGAAATCGGAACTCTTATTGTCCAATAAGAATAGTTGTTTGAAGTGGATAATATAGTACTTGCCCTGCTTATGCAGAATGTGGCAAGATTGATATAAAGTCTTTTCTTTTTTAGATGCAACACCAATACGAGAAAGTGTTTCCTTAACTTTTAGGAAGTCATCAGGCTCAGCCAGTCTCACCTCTATTAAATCTTCTAAGTTTAGCATTAGGACCACCTTTGTTCAAAGTCTTTTTAATTTCTTCAAGTTGGTCATTTGTAAGCACTGTTAGAACGTCCTTTGCCTTTTCATTGGAATAATTGTAAGCTTCCTTAATGACTTCAAGATTGTCATCATCTTGTCTTTTTTGCCATTTCTGAAAAGGTCTTTTATATGACCTTACAGTATTTAGCAAATAGTGGTACTGAAGAAGTCCATCTGTGGATGGTAACATATTCATCTGATTGGCCTGCATTACCATGTCCAGATGAAACGAGATGGATCTGTTAACCACATAGGGCACATATTCCTTCTCGTTTTCACTGGTAATGACTTTCTTTTTGGTATGCTGGATGCTAGGGATAACGTCTTTAAAAAGATCCGTCATTGATATTCACAATCTACCATAAGTTCTGTCAAACAAGCAACAAGATTGATTTCTTGGTCTGCAACAAATGCTGATTGATACCCATATTTGGCAATGATCAAAACAGCTTGTGGTACGCTTTCGGGCTTGAAATATTCCACAAGAGAGTCATAAATCTTGCGATACACACGGGCAGGTTCAATGTCAGAATTGGTAACACACCACTTTCTCATTTCTGAAAAGTTCTTGTCTTTCAGAAATTTGACAAGATCGGCAATCTTTCGAACATCTGAGAGTTGTGCAACGATGCCTGCATCCAAAGTGCCAGAAGAACTAAACCGCTGTAGCTCATTAAGAGTACGACGATAGTCAGGAAAGTACTTCTCGACAATCTTTGCCACAACCGCTTTATCATAATCGATTCCTTCTGAAGTCAGAATGTTAAGCAAACGCTTAAACAACTGAGATGCCATCTCTTGCTTTTCATCATTCTTCAATCCGAAATCGATTACCGAACAACGTGAATGAATCGCGTCGATCAGCTTTGACTTGAAGTTACATGTAAGAATGAATGTGCAATTGCCTGCAAACTCTTCGATTGCACCACGCATAGCTGCTTGGGCTTCAGGAGTTAGATAGTCGGCTTCGTCTAGGATGATAACTTTCTTGCCACCCGTCAACGATACCGAAGATGCATAGTTACGAATAGTTGTTCGCAGCATATCAATACCTCTGTTTTCAGAAGCATTGATATACAGATGGTTGATCCCAATCTCATCACACATGGCTTTGGCAACTGTGGTCTTACCCACACCGGCAGTACCAGTTAACATGAGATTGGGAATTTCTTTCTTATCCACATACTCCTGAAACGGCTTTTTCAGCCGCTCAGGAAGGATGCAGTCTCTTACGGTCTTTGGTCTATACTTTTCGACCCAGAGAAAAGATTCGCTCATCAATAAGTCCTTCTAACGTTGTAGCGAGATTTTAGCAGAATAGCACACGTTTCGTCAAGTGTCATAAAGTCTATTCTAAGATTTTTCATTCTAGGCATCATTCTTATAGGCATAAATTTAGCGTAGATATGTTTAGGAATAACACCATCAAATCTAGCTTTGGTTGCTGCCGGATGTTTCTCGTCATCTCTTGATACATCATGAAGTTCTTTCATGAATCTATATACACGTTGACGTATCGAATACTCTGTAGCGCCCACATACAGACACGAGGTTTGTGTCTTGGTCTTTTCATAGAGAACGTATAGACCACCACCATTCACACCTGGAATGTCAGCTTTTCGAAAAAAGGTGCCTTCGCTATGAAGTGACATACCTAAACCTTCGTTTGGTAATTCATATGAAATCACTTTATAGAAAGGCAACCCTATTCCGATAGTGACGATCTTTCTGGCATAGTCCCAGTTGTCCACATAAGTGTCACCATAAAGATCGACGGCCATTTTACTTCATAACTCCGTCATACATTTCTTCGAAGTTACGATTTTCGTCCTGCTCTTGAGCGTAGTTGCTCTTAAAGTAGACACGTGCCATACGACGAAGCATCTTCTTATCAATGCCAAGCTGATCTTCCATTCGCGCGAGAGTGTCCTTCTGCAAATCCCTTTCAGCAGCAATTCGCGTCATACTGTCGTTCATTTCAAGAACAGCATCCTTAACGCGCTTCTTGTCCGCTTCAGAAAGACCGTTGATCGAAACGAATACTTTTTGATTGTGTCCCATGCCAGCCATTACTTAGTCTCCACTGCAATCCAATACTTGATCTTCTTGTTCTTCGCCGCAAACTTCGCGAAGCCGTTCAACATAACTTCAACGTCATAATCATCCGCAATCATTTTGAGATTTTCAAACTTGAACGTAACAGAACAATCTTCACCTGTATGATCGGCAAGCTTGATAGATGCAGAGTTAGAAGTGTCGTTTGCCTTCTCATGCGCGAGAAGACGAAGTTCACCATTCTTACCAACAATAGAAATGTTAGGAAATCCGTTTGTTGCAGCAAGACGACGGATACGCTGCCAAACAGAATCGGTCAGAGTGAAGCGAAGATCAACCTGCTTCATCGTCAGTTCCTTATCGGGAGGGGAAGTGATGAGACCAATCGCACTTGAGTAATAGTGCAGACCGACAGTACCATCAGTCATGGTTAGAGACTTGTCACCAAAATCGATATCAGGATTATCGAAAGAGGTTACGTTTCCAAGAAACTGTGGCAAATCATAGATGCCAAACTGAATAGGAATGTTGTCTTCAAGTTCAGCTTCACATAGAATAGACTTGTCCATGTTGATGGTCTTCTGAACATTACCTGTTCGAAGAACGAGTCCAGAATTGATTTCTGAAAAGTTCTTGAGGACCTTTAGAGTGTTTTCGCTAATCTTCATAATATATTCTCCAGTTAGATTTAGTTTAGGCTGCTAGTATAGCAGACTTTTGTGGGCCTGTAAAGACTTTTAGCAGGTGACTGATATCAGCTTCAAGCATGGAAATGTTTCCGTTGTTATCAAGATGATAATCCATAATCGATCCTGCCCATGCCCATTCAGAGTAGTGGATCTTATACTGATCTACCATTGCATCTTCGGCAGCTAACTTTCGAGAAATCTGTTCGTGAGTTTCAGCTTTCCTGTTAGCAATGACAGCAGTATCGTACCAAATAGGATCAGGACCACGCTGAACACGAACTGCAAACCCTCCCTTTGATCTCATCCAATCAATTTCATTTGGGAATCGAACATCAGCAATTATTACGTTCTTATACATTTCGGCTTTACGCTCTAATGCATGTACCCAAACGTCTTGATGAAAAACATTGCGACCAGCTTCTGTTCCCATCAATTGAAGAGCTAGACGAGGTGAAAAATCAAACTCAAACTTCTTTGACCACCATTCATCTTTTGTTTCACGAAATTCCCTACTTTCTAAAGTGTCACCTTCAAGAAGGGCTCGCGGCCATCCGAAGATAGCCGCAGTTGCATCCTTAACAGCATCAGCAAATGAAAGCTTAACAAAGCCGTGCTTCTCGACCAAAATATCAGCAACAGTGCCTTTACCTGATCCAATAAATCCTACAACACCAATTATCATTATAGATTTCCTGTATATTGAGCGATTGCTTGCATGTTACCAGTGAAGGCATAAGTGCCAACATGTTGCGTCTTCATCCATGGACACAGCCAAATTTGCACATCGATCTTTCGAAGATACTGACAGAACATGTAATCCTCAGAAAGATACCTATGTGACGCATTCTTTTCTGTGTTCATAAATTCTTGTGCCTTCTTCTTGATGTTATCACCCTGTGCAGCAATCTTTACGAGATGGTATAGATCGTCATAAGTATAACCATTGTCAATCACAGTATCAAAATATGCGTGAATGTAGCGAGAACCATCAAAGTTGGCCTGACCAACATGATCTGGCTTGTAGTTCTGCTTCGGATAGGCATTCTTGAACTTTTCGAATACTTCACGTTTGACCATCATGAAGCCAGTTCCAATTTCCATAACCTCAAGAGGTTCGCGAACGTTGAACTGTGTTGTACCTGGCACGGGATTGAAAACATAATCGCCAACAAGATTGTCCAATTCATTTACTGGTGTTGTTGGATCTTTAACAAGAGCCGCAGCAATGTTTTTCCAATTGATTGACTTCTTAGGATAAGGTGCACCAATAACGTCTTTGTCCAAAGCAATAAGGGCTAGAACATCTTGAGGATCAAAATGAATATCAGAATCGATGAAGAGAAGATGTGAGCTATCTGAGCGCAAGAATTCGTCTACCAAATAGTTTCTTGCGCGGGTAATTAGTGATTCATTGAAGAGGAAAGAGAATCGAACTTCAATGCCATATTGAAGACAGATGCTTTGAAGATCAAGGCATGCCTTCATATAAAGTCCATTGTTCTGTCCACCATACATAGGTGTTGCTATGAACAGTTTGGTCTTTCTTAGGTCTTCAACTTTGATTGATAATTCCATTAGTGAACTCCATAATAAAAAGGGATGCTACAGTAGTATATAGCATCCCTTTTTGAATTGCTAGAAAAAATTACGAGGCAATACGATAAAACATCTTGCGAGTACCGTTAACATTACGGTAGTTGCTATAGATGGTCTTACCTTCAACATTGCGAAGATCCCAAACGCGCTTATACACGGCGTCCTTAGACAAGCCGGAAAGCTGTGCAAGTCGACCAGCAGTGATGCCAGTACCCTTGTTATTCTTACGCAGAACCTTAGCAACACGGGAAAGATGAGACATTAAATAACTCCATTATAATTTTAGGTTACGAGTCTTCAAAAGGACGGACAGTGAATGACTCAAGCCCACTGTCCGTATTCTTGTTACATGGAAATTTCGCCATCATTAGTAGCGGCAGCTTCCGTCTTGACTTCCGGCTTCGGCTGGAGAGTTTCGTCCAGCTTCATGTAGAGGTCAAAGAAGCCATTCTTGGTATCCACATCAAAGCGGTTCAGACAAAGCTTGATTGCCTTCTCACGATCCTGACCGAAGATTGAGAACGCTTCGCAGATGTGGACAAGACGGCGAGTAGAGATGATATCAGACACGGCACCATCGTAGAATGCCTTGCGGATCATATCAGCCCAATTGACTAGCTTTTCTGCAAAGTCATTGTCATCACAACCGGAAGCCTGCAGAATATTCTTCACGATCTTGAGTTCGGTCTTGAGCGGCGGGTATTCCTGCTCGAAAGTGATAGAGAAACGCTCAAGGAAAGCTTCGTTCATCACGTTGGTACCGATGAAGCGACCGTCGTCAGAACCCTTACCCTTGGTATTGGCAGTAGCCAGAATGTTGAAGCCCTTAGCAGGCGTTACCACACGATTGATCTTCTTAAGATAGATCGGCTTGCCTTCAAGAATGGGCTGAAGGCACATGAGCTTGGCATCACCGAGATCCACTTCGTCCAGAAGCAGGATGGCACCACGTTCCATAGCCACGATAACCGGACCATTCTGCCAGACAGTCTTACCATCGATAAGACGGAAACCACCAATCAGGTCATCTTCGTCCGTTTCTTTGGTGATGTTGGCACGAACCAGTTCACGCTTTTCTTGGGCGCAAATCTGCTCAATCATCATGGTCTTACCGTTACCAGACAGACCGGTCACATAAGTCGGATAGAACTTACCAGACTTGATGATCATGCGGACATCGGCAAAGTGGCCGAAAGGAACATAACCAGAAGCCTTAGCGGGAACCAGTGACACAGTATCAGCGACACTGGTGTGCAGAGCAGCAATTGCCATGTCATGCTGATTTGACACTTCGATGGCAGTGTTAGAAGCAACCGGAACTTCCGAAGCAATATCGGAAGCCTTAATTGCCTTAGCTGCCTTCACGGGCTTAGTGGAACCACTGTCATCAAGGGAATACACTCCGCGCGAGACATGTCGCGCCTTGTCCTTGATGAACCAAACCGGATAATCAATTCCGTACTTACGTTCAATGAGGATAACTTCCTGACGGGTGATGGTCGCGATATCACCGAATTCCTTCTTAACAGCGTTAAAGAAGGCAGACTTGTCGAGAGGGCGCTTAGCCATTTAGAACTTCCTTGTGTGTGTTTCGATTATGTGTATATTATAGACTAGGTAAAGGTGTTTGTCAAGCGGCAATTCGCTTGACAAACCGTGAGAGTAGAACACGGGAAACCGTCTTCTTTTCGGAAAACTTGATGAATTCCTTTGCAGCCTTGTTACGGGTCATGTTGGAATCTACAACCAGTTCCTTGTTAGTGGAAACATTGAACATCTTAGGGTTGAGAATATAGTATTCATCATAACCTGCAGTGTCAACTGGAAAAAATCCATCATTTGTCCAAGACTTCTTGGCATCAGTCAGGCGCTTGTCATAAACGCCAAACTTATATTGATCCCAAACACGCTGGAATCCATCACCGTTGATAAAGAAGCCAATAAGATTACAGTTGGTACGATCCTTCAGAACCTTAAGAAGCAGAGAAGTCATGCGACGGTCGCCAAGGCTGTACCGAATGTCGTAAGATTTCTTGGTAAGATCATCCTGAAGAATGTACTTGGTCTTACCAGACCAACCATAACCGTACTGATTTTTTCCATGGAAACCATAGATAGGATCGGATTCGCCATCAGTCAGGAAGATGGTATTGACAACCTGAACTTTAGACTGATTATGGAACTTATTTACAACCAGATCTGCCAGAGCAATACACTCATTGAGTGGAGTGGACGACATTCCATCACAGGGCATATGACCACCACAACCCATGAGCCAAAGATGGTACATTGCATCATTGAGTTCCTGGATCTTCATTCGAGATGAAAGAATGTTACGGATCATGACAGGATCCATAGAAATTTCATCTTGATTTTGAGAGAAGAACTGGGTATCCGGAAGAAGAGTGCCTCCATCATCCTTGTAATCAGTGTACAGAACACTACGGAACGAATAAACCTCAAAAGGAATCTGTACCCGCTTGCAAAACATTGCCAGTGAGAAAAGCTGCTTTAGCGTTTTCTTCAGGTTGGATTGCATTGAACCAGACCAATCAACAAACATAACGAAGCCGTGATTTTTGCCAGTCGCAACGGAAGTGACACGACGGAAAAGGTCATCATTATACTTGTAGGTATGCAGCTTATTCATATCGATTACACCGGTCTTCGAAACGCTGGTGCGACTATATTCATCCGCAGACTTTCGCATTTCAAATTCTTTAACCATGAAAGAAATCGTGGCATTTTCATCTGCACGGAACTTCATGAGTTCCGCACGAACCGAATCTTGCCAAAACTTGTCTTGCCACATCTTAGGAAGATAAGACCGCTGTTCAGCTAGAACCTGCTTGTAGTCAACAACCATCTTGTTGATATCGACAGGACGAGGAAGCTTCAGGTAAATATACCGTTCGTCCGAATTCTTAATCAGATCATCCTGCGTCTTTTGCCAAGACTTTTCAGTTTCCGATTCCGGCAGGTTGTTATCATCACCGCTGCCGTTCTGAGAACCCATGTTTATAGGAGTATCAGAATATTCGTTTGAGCGGTCATCAGACTGGGTCTTACCAGACTTATTACCATCTTCATCATCATCCGATGCTTCACCATCGGCATTACCGTTGCCGTCAGTTTCATCCGTTTCCGAATCATCATAGGTCATGTCATCAGAGTCCGAATCATCCGATTCCGACCATTTGCCGTCATCTTCACCGGCTTCTTCGCCCATGTCATCCGGATTGTTTTCTTGATCCTGTTCCTGCTGATCCTTAGACCAAGTGAAAATCTTTTCAGTGAGTTTCAAAACCTCATCAAAGGTTTCAGCATTCTCAACCTCAAGAAGCATTTTCTTCTCAACAGGAGAAAACTTGATGCCCATCATAGAGCCGCCCTTGCAATAGATGTTAAGGCGATCAATAAAGGACATTTGATTAACGTCCCGCTTTTCGGTACCGAAGAAATCACGTTCAATGAGTTCCTTATAACCCTTCACGTAATTCCGACGGGCACCAGGGAAGCGGCGCTTCTGGCGCTTATCAATACGGGCATCCTCAATAACGTTTAGAAAGCCCTTGACGGCACCCATCGCGCGATTAGAAGCAGAACCCGTAACACGGAGAGCAATATCCTTGATTGCATCAGCCCAACCTTCGGGAGGAGTATCAAGAGCATGGCCGACTTCATGTACAACCAGAAGGTCATATAGGTCATCGGAAATATTGTGCCATATCGGCAGACACAGGACACGGTTCTTTACGTCGAACCATGCGGTCTTTGCACCAGGCTTATGCTGTACGGCAATGTTTTCAGTGGCCAAAAGCTTAGCCAGCTGAGACTTTCCGTTCTGAATATTTGCTTGTTCCATTACGTCCTCTTGATTATTGACTTATCTTAGACTGTTTTGAGGTCCAAGTCAATAGTTAACCGATGTAGACAAAAAGGGTTGCTCGGCTATACAATTGCTTATAAGTTGCAATATGCATGTTATCATGCTTGTTATACATTTTCTTGTATAACTTGAAAGGCTGTTCGTTTCCGTAACAGGTTTCGATCATATTAGGAAAATCAGGATCATTTGATACAGCACTAAGGTCGACGTGGAAAACGTTCGGCTTGCTTTCATAAACGATATGGGTTACGAGATGGGAATTGTCAAGTCTGAGGGGTTCTGAATTTGTCATGTACTATATATAAGTACGGCAACCCTCTTTTTCAAGAGTGGTTGCCGCATAGCTGGTATGTGTTCAATGCATAGCTACTGCTAAGTCATTGTTTTTACTAGAGAATACTATAAACCATTGTAATTGTTGATCAATTTTAGTCCATAGTTGTTAACTTTTGGCAGTTTTGAAAGATCAACTCCTGGTTTTAATCTCAGCTTATTTTCCTTAAACTTTGAATAGTCCACATAATGATGCCAACGACCATACTTCCAAACCATTTGAGCAACATCTGGATGCATATCAACTAGCATCTGAGACTTATTCACAGTACCAGTTGCATTCAATTGGCCATCACGCCATTTGCTCTTGTCTAGCTCACCTTCAGCATGGTAGAATTCAGAAGTGTTTCCACCCTTAACAGTTTGCGTTGCGGCTTTACCCTGCATCCATATATTGAACTGAATCGTGCAATCACCATCTTTAAGAACATTGAGGCAGATATCAGTATCTTCGTTATAACGTCCACGCCATCTATGTTTACAATCATTGGAAATGAGTAGACAAGAATAGATACGTGTGTTTATCACAAAAGGTGGATACTTCTGATTGGGTGCAATAAAGAACCGATACTGAAAACCTGAGATAGGAACATTCTCAAAACGATCAACAAAATCTTCGGCAGCTTTGAAACATACTCCAGAACCTACTCGAATTCTTTCGTTCTTATGAAGTCGATAGAAATCTGAAATGTTATCGTCTAATACCCAATGCTTCTCAGCTCCTATTGAAATAGCATGATCCCAACACCAATTACGAGCCCGACCAGGGCCGTCACCGTGGTTGCTGAAAGGGGCAACAAGCAGAGTAACATAATCCCTAATATTGAAATTATCAAGGGCAGCTTCATAAGAACTTTCATCTTGTGGCTCTATCGCTATGTAATGTGGAACTTTCATACGCGCGAGTGAACGCGAAGTAAACATGCTTTCATGTCTACCTTTAGATATGATATAAACAGGATTTTTAGGGTTAGTCATTTTTGAAATTCTTCTCCACTAGCATTATCTTATCTTGTACATACTCCAACAATTCCAAACGCCTTGATTCAGTAGGAATGTCAGTTGTTACAAGAGGAGATAAATCAACATCAAATGAATTTTGAATGTCTACCAAATTACAAGCAGGGTTGATTAGTGGTAGACAGTCGTAGTTAATAGCTTCAATAAAGCGATAGATTGAAAAACAGTGTCTATCATAAGAAGGAAGCATATATGTGAAACGAGACTCTTCAATCTTGTTCAGATATGCATCTGGATCGATCAGTGTATTTTGACCATTTCTGTAATCTTTGATATAGAAGTTTACAGTTTCAAACTTAGCTTCGATATCTTCAATATCACCTATAAACTCCTCACGATTGCTTTTCTCAAGAATTGTTAATCCAAATGTAAAGTCTGTAATCTTGTCTCTTGTGATCATAGGCACCGGCTTCGTCAATAGATAAGCCTGCAGACTATCCAATCGATTAATACCATAAGCTGGAATATCATAACCATGATACAGATAGTAGTCTGTGGTTGGCTTTACATCTTCATGAAACAGACCGCAACTGATTTCGTTTGGATCAATAGCAATTTCATGCAGAGGTATGTTGTATGTATTATGAGCTTTAAGCATTGCAAGAATGTTAGTGCAGTGAGCGCCTACACTCTGAAACTTGATCTGACCACCGTCATTAGGAAATACACCAGATCTTTTACCTACACGGGTAAGTTCAGAACGCCATAGGTCCATACCTCCAACAATGAACAGCTTGTCATATTGTTGAAGTGGAGTCACATCTATTGCATCATAAACGTCCATCCATGATGACATCAAAGGAACTAAGGTTTCATAATAATGTCCATAATGATTATAATAGTTGTCCACTTCAACATTGCCATAGCGAGATAATGCTATCTTAGCACCATCTGTTTTTGTTGTGCTGAGAATATCAACTTCATCGCATGTTTGAGATATGATATTCATATGACGGATGACTATCTTGCCCTCACGACCACTAATAGGTCTAGCTGAATAAATCAGACCTCTCATTCTTCTTCAACCCAACGCAACAGGTGATTAGCTGTACGGTCGAGTGCTGGATACCACATGCTCTTTGTTTTTACAGTGATTGTCTGATCTGAATCGATTTGGGATCTGTAGACGCTGACGAATTTGTCAAAGTCTTCCTTGTTACGGAAATGAAGATACATGGTCTTATATGTCTTCTTGTCTTCCTGTTCAAACTCAGGCATTCCAACCCAAAGAGCATCCTTATCATTAGGATTCATATCACCACTATCTTCCGTTTCAAGAAACTCAGTTAGGGTAGGTTCTCGAGGAAGCTCTACCTTTTTTCCAAGAAAGTTGTCATATTCTGCTGATTCTGCTACAGGTGTCTTAGTCATTTGTTCCTCATACTAGTCTGCTGAAGTTTCGGATCTTCTCAAAGCGATATACCTTATCAAACTTATCTATGAGTTGATCCTGTTTATGGCTTATTATAAACGTATTTGTATCATCTGTCAAGGTCTTAATTATCTTAAGGAATTCATCTGTGCCATTTGCGTCCAAACTTCCATCTAAGATTTCATCTAGTATCAACAGATTCGTATTGACGGAATTTTTCATCTTGGCAATTGTACGCCAAGTAAACATTAGCGCCAAATCAATACGTGTCTTCTCACCTTCCGAGAAGTTCGCATAGGAAAACTCATCACGATATCTGGACTTGATTACCTCGTTGAAGTTTTCGTCAATGTTAAAGTTTACAAAGAATCCCATCTGAGCGAGGTATTTATTAACAAGCTTATTGATGATTGGAATGTATTGCTTGATGATCTTGGTCTTTATACCGCCATCTTTCAATAGCGCCAGTGCAGTCTCAATGTACTTGCGATCTTCCAACAGTTCAGTTTTGAGAATGTTGAGATTTTCAATGTTATCAATTGTAGCAGACAATTGTTCTTCACTGTCTTGAACCATCTTGTCTGCATTCTTGATCTTCTCTATTGCGTCTTCAGTATCATTGACCATTGAGACTAAATGCATCATCGTTTGTTTCTTTGCAGATATATCAGCAGTGATAGCTTGAATGCGCTTTACGTTTTCTTCTTTCTTGCTAATCTGCACAAGGAGATCATTTGAGTGTAGTTCTGCAAATTCAGCAGCAGATACCAAACTCATGATTTCATCACTCAACTGAAGTACACGTTTGGAACGAAACGTTTCCTCAATAAGCTGTTTGCATGTTGGACAATTGTCAGTTGTCTTCAACATAGTTTTTTCAGAATCTAATCGTTTGGCATCAGTATCATGTTGAGTATACAACTTAATTGCATTGTGAAAGTGAGTCTTCAATTCAGTGAGGTCGTTTACTTCGGTTTGTAATTCTTTACGTTCGTCAACCAAATTCTCAACAGTTGATATAAGATCACGTTTTTGATCGGTATAATCGTTCAGTTGTTTTTGAAGTTCCAACATACGATCCGCGCTAGTCTTCTTCAAGCCTGCAAGAGTCTTTTCAATGTAAGATTTCTTATCTTCGTGAGACTGGAGATGAACACGATTATTTTCTAGGTCTTGCTTGTTTACCAATGCCCTCTGCTTCATCAGTACATTCATTACCGAAAAGATTTGAATATCTAGAAGACCTTCAATGATAGCACGACGATCAGCGGGAGATAACTGCATGAAAGGAACAAAAGATGCAGAACCAAGAATGACAATCTGAGTGAATGCCTTGTAGTTCATTTTGAGGATGAACTTCTCAAGGTACTCTTGATAGTCGCGCGAAGCTGAATCCTGATTAATCATCGTACCATCTACCCAAATCTCAAAGACATTAGGCTTGATACCACGAATGATTCGATACTCTTTACCGTTTGTATTGAAATCAATCTCCACAACGCAATCTTTACCGTTCACTGAATTAACCAGTGTCGGCTTATTGATGTTACGGAATGCTTTACCAAAAAGCACAAACGTCATGGCATCCAGAATAGTGGATTTGCCATGACCGTTCGCGCCAACAATCAGATTTGTCTTAGATGAAACTAAATCAATCTCAGTAAACATATTACCAGTCGAAAGAAGATTTTTCCAACGAATAGTTTTAAATGTTAGCATGGTATACCTAATAGTTGCTTGTATTCTTTAAGACGATATTCAACGTCACCAATCTCAAGAATGATATTCTCTCTACTCTTATCACTCATACCGAAACGCTTAACTTTACAAAGTTCCTTTGTGAGTTCGGACATTTCTTCAATCAGACAATCATCCGCTGCGCCTATATGCATATAATCAGGATGCATCAATGTTCTCCAATGAAATAGCTTCCACATACAGATCACGCATGTAATGTTTCATTTTATCAGAATCTACAGGCAAAGTCAAGTTGCTAATGTAGCTGTCAAGAATAGTAGGAGTATCTTGTGCTTGATCAACAATTTCATCTGGATTGGTATCCGTAAACAGATTTACATCTTCTACGATGGAAATATCTGCAGGACTTTCTTTATATAACTTGTCCAATAGCATATCGAATGCAAACGGGTTCGTCTTGTTCACACATACGATCTTAACATAACAGTCCTTATACTTGCTGTAATCTGTAGACTGTATCTTCTGAATGATATCTGGATTCTTTACATCATCATAAGATACCATGTGAAAAATGCTAAAAGGATTACGATGGAAAGTAACTTCCAATGTTTCTGTATCAAGAACTGAGAAACCTCGAGAATCGTTATAATCACTCCAAATATGCTCAGAAAAAGCACCCAGATAAGTAATGTTATTGCGGTTACTACGGTGATGATAATGACCACTATAAACGCTGTCGAAGCGGCTAAAAATGCTAGAACTTTGTCCATGATCTGATACCTGTCCTTTGTAGAATTCAAACCCTTCTAGTTCAAGATGTCCCATT